TTGAGGATGTTGCTACGGCAGAATGCCTCAGCGTCTCCACATGCTTCAATTAGATCTAACGTTTGAATGCTGTCGTTACCAGCAGAATAGTGTTGTCCATACGTCCCTGAGATATAATCGCGCAACTCCTTGAGAAGCGCGTCTTCATTGTACTTCATAATCAGTTGTTTTCTTCGTCCTCATTATATTCGGAATCTTCTCCAGCGTCAACCTTAGTGTAGAGATCAAGGAAAGATTGTTTGGTATCTTCATCAAATCGATTGATGCAATTGGTAATTGCTTTCAAACGGTCTCCAAAAATATCATATGCTTGCACAATGTGGACCAGACGACGGGTTGTAATGATTTCATCCACNCCACCATCATAGAAGGTCTTGCGGATAACTCCTGCCCACTTGACTAGCATATCAGCAAAGTCAGAATTGCAACCATTGTTAAGTAGAATCTTAGTTTCTACCGTAGCAGTTGGATACTCTTGCTCAAAGGTTACAGGGAAACGCTCAAGGAATGCTTCATTAAGCACGTTAGTGCCAACGAATCGACCATCCTCACTACCCTTACCTTTAGTATTGGCAGTAGCAAAGATAGTAAATCCTACAGCAGGACGGACATACTTACCAATTTTTTTCAGGAAAATACCCTTTCCTTCAAGCACAGATTGCAAACACAAGATCTTGTTAGATGCCAGGTCAACTTCATCTAGAAGCAACACAGCTCCCCGCTCCAAAGCCTCGATGACAGGACCATTATGCCAAACAGTTTCGCCGTCAACCAGACGGAAACCACCAATAAGATCATCCTCGTCGGTTTCAATGGTAATGTTTACACGAATCATTTCCCTATTTAGAGAAGCACATGCTTGCTCAACGGAAACAGTCTTACCATTTCCTGATAGACCCGTAACAAAGGTTGGATAGAAACGACGGGATTGAATGATTTTTTTAATATCACCAAAGTTTCCATAGGAAACATAACTAGAATCCTTATCAGGAACAAATGATTGCTGATCAGATTCTGAGTCAACATTCATTTGCTTTTCAAGTTGCTCAGCCACAGTAAGATTCCACTTACCCCTACCAGTTTTATAATCTTGAATCCTCTTACATGCAGTAGGATATGAAATGCCCAACGTATTTGCTGCAGCACGGACTTGATCACTATCGACTTCGGTGCCAAACCCACTGGTTAGGCAGTCAATCAAGTTTGTAGTTGTGACTTCAGACTGGCGAGGCATTGGTTTCCTTCGATTACTTTGTAATTATAGCAGGTCTTGGGTTGATTTGGGTCAAATCCAGGACGGTTTACGATGTGGCACACGTAGATAGTTGGATGCCACCCATGGTTTAGATGCAATATACATCTTATATGCTTCAATAGTACTTATACTATCATCAAATTTAAACTCCTCAGGCATTGCACGAACAAACGAGGTGTGATCTTTCCATTTTGCATAAGGAATAATTTCATCAGCAGCAAAGATAGCAGAAAAACAAGTATGGATTTTACCATATCGATTTAAATACTCTTCACATAATGCAATGCCATGCTCAAGCAACCATCTAGTGTTTGCTACAGTCTCGTTTGCCCACTTGGTGCAGGGGTGATTACGGAATGCTCCCTTCTCTGTAGCGTATGGTGTGCCGTCTGCCTTAGGCAGTGTGCCATAACCATGACCCCACTTGTCAGAGCATACGATAGCAAGCATCTGACAGGTCTCTAGAGGCATTTTGACAATGTGCTTGTCAGGTAGGACAGCGGCAGACTTCCATGGACTTTCATTTGTGACGAAAATGTTCATAGTAAATGCGTTAAAGAAATCACTAGGAGGAATGCAATCATGATAACTACATCCCAAGATTTTGTCCTTACAAAGTAAGGAATTGAAATACTATCACCTACCAATTGCAATACAACACCAACTGTTGTATTGATATGTAGAATAATAAAGTAAGCAATGATCACAAGACCACTGCCCAATACTCTCATAGGGACAGTAATATTCATTAGAATACTGCAGTTACTCCTAGGATAGTTGCTCCAGGGTTTCGTGCCAAGGCAACTTTTTTGGCATCTTGATAATCTGTAGCAATAACAATTTCATCGAAAACTGTTCCTGCCTTGAATAGTTGTACTTTACACTTCATGCGATTTGCTCAACAAATGCGTTAAGGATAGTTTTGTTTGTCATCTTAGACCCCATGTGCTTTTTGAATGCACGACTCAATTCTGCTTTAGTTGCAACTTCACCTTTCTGTTTTACATTCAAATCTTCAGTGCCATTACCAATATACTGATTTGGCATAAAGAATTGTTTGGTAAATCCACTCACCCCACCAATTTCAACAAATTTCTCTTTACTCCATTGCTTTGAATACCTCTCTGTATCTTCTACCATTTCCCTAACACACCTAGTCATCTCAGTTTTACTGCAGAGACGAATACCAATCCAATTATAGTCGGTGATCTCTTTAAAGAAAGAAACAATTTCTTTAGTGGTTTCATACGGACTAGTTTGTATACGACGAGAATATCCAGTAACAGGATCACGAAGGATAAAAATTTTATTACGATTGTGGCAAAGATATTCAGATTTCATTTCCCCACCACGGTAGTGGTCTTCAGGAATTCTATAGGCAAATGACAGTGGATTGGATTCACCATCGGTCAGTGCAACTACATTTACTTTCTGCACTTTATCAACTAGTTTCATTTGCTTAACTGCTTCTCGCATACAAATAGTTGCTTCTCCAAGAGGTGTGCCACCCAAAGAGTATTCACTCAAACAACCATGTGCAGAGTAGTGGCAGATACCCCATGACTGTGCCCAAATAAATTGCATTTGCATATCAAGTTGTCTGGCATTCATTTTGGATGAGAAGAATTCCAACAAACGAAAATCATTTCCTATGTGTAAGGTATTTTCTGATGAAAGAATTCCATGATCTTCACTATACCTGCTGTAGTATCCACTTTGAAAAGCATATACTCTGAAAGGAATCCCAACTTTCCGACAAAACCAAATCAAGTTATAGGTTTGCTTTAAGGTATCCATCAGGACATTGCCCATCGATCCAGACCAGTCAAGCAACATAATCATTCCATGATTTTTACCGTCAGGAATCACCGTTACTTTTTTAAAAATATCTTCATTATAACGATAGGTATGTAGTTTGTTTGTATCAAGCACACCTGTACGAGAAGTTGCAGCACGAGCATATTGATCTGCAGACTTCTTCATCTCAAACTGTTTGACCAAATAGTTAACAGATTTCTGAGCAGACTTCTTATACTCTTCACATTTTTTGTAGGTGAAATTTAAATTATTACAGTAATAGTCATGCTCTTTCTGATCTTCAAATGCCTTTCCATTAAAATAAAAATTTAACTTCGAGTGTGTTTCCTTCCATGAAACTACATAATCATTTAAGTTAATTTTAGGTAGATCGAGATAAACCCATTCCTTAGCATCATCATCAACCAGAGTTTCCAATGCTTCCTGCAAAGCAGCGTCAGTCATAGACTCAGTTTCATCATACTCTCTAGCAGAGAATGAAGGTNTATCTAAATCTGTGTCACTCTGATCAATATCATCTCTCCATTCACGCTCTCGCCTTTCTGCCTCTTCAAGCATTTCTTCATGAGTCATATATTCCTCAGACTCATCTCCTCCAGAAACTTCTTCCTGACGATCTGCTTGTGCTTTACCATCTTTAGATGATGGCATCATCTGCTCTTTATTCTCTTGCTTTTCTTTAGCATATCCATACAACTCTTCGGCAAGAGCAATAACTTCTTTAAAAGTATTTGTGTTTGCTGCACGAGAAACCCACACTTTCTCATCATCAGAGAAAAACATATCGGGGTTACCCTTGAAGTAAAGATTGATACGATCAATCAGAGAAAGACTTTCAGTATCACTATCCTTAACTCCAAAGAAATCATCATTCCACAACTCACGATACCCCTCAAAGAAAGACTTGCGAAGACCAGGATAGGTGCGCTTCATCATCTTCTCGATACGAGCATCCTCTAGGACATTAACAAAATCTTTTGGAGCAGTCCCAAAGTCTTCATTAGGTGTATAGAGAGCATGTCCAACTTCATGTCCAACCAGCAAGTCATATACTATGTTGGAAGCACTCTTCCAAATAGGAAGAATAAGAGTCCTACTATTGACATCAAAACAGGCAGTGCTGACCTTACGATGCTCAACCTTAAGATTTTCAGTTGCTAGCAGACGAGCAAGATTGCCTTTGACTTCTGTGTTGACTGTCATGCCATCTCTGTGTTTACTCACTTAGTATAGCACCGTCGTCAAGGTGTGGGGACACTATAGGGACACTTTGGTTACTGTCCCAGTGGCGGATCACTCCAGCAATAATGAAGCAATTAGTAATGAGATAGCTAAAAAACACGAGAGATCGTATAACAACAATAGCATTGTCATACCTCTCGGTCTTCTCATCAGAGAACGAACCCAAGGCATACTTCCAAATCCTTAATATTTTTTTCACACAAGCATTCCTTTCTCTTGTAAGAAATGTAATGTGTCATGCATGTTACCACGATGCTTGAGACCAATAGAAATTTGTGGATATGTGGCATCACACCCAAACTCTTGTTGAAATTGATGGTCTGTAAAATCCTTATCCAAGAAGTATTCATGGAAATCTTCATGAATACTTTTCAAGAGCATAGCAGCTCTTTCACACTCTTGACTACCGTTACTGTAAATTACTGCTTGCATTAGTCTCTTTGTCTCCAGTCGTCAGGTTTGTCTTGTTGAAACCATTCTAACATGTCATCGGCAGATGTAAACCCCTTCTTATGATTGGATGGATCGGGGTCTCCTAGTCCCATCCTATTCAGAAAATCATCTGTACTACCCTCTTCAATCTGTTGAGAAGATTGCCTTCGTGCTTTTTGTAACCAATCTCTAGCAAGTGTATGACTCTTAGCAAGTTTCTCTGCCCAAATCATATCGTCTAGTTTTACCTCTTCACCATTAGCAATACATTTACAAATGAATTCCAGTCGTAGTCGGTATTGTGTAGAAAGCAAAAGTTTCTCCCCCTAATCAAATTTATTTAGGACTCATCAGATACTTTAGAAAAGTCATTGACCTTATTAAATTTAAGAGTCCTTAAGAACTTATCAACTAGAATCTCACCCTTATGAGAAATAACAAATACATTAGTATCTTCACTAAGACTACGAAGAATCTTTAGCAATTCAGATGTAGATGAATCATCAAGAGATGAATCGAAAACCTCATCCAAAATAAGAATGTTTGTAGACGCTGAATTTTTCATCTTTGCAATCTCCCTCCAAGTAAACAAGAGTGCTAGATCAATCTTCTGCTTTTCTCCTTCAGAGAATGATGCATAAGAAAACTCATCTCTAAATCTACTTTTAATAACTTCATTAAACTCATCATCTAAAGTAAAGTTTACATAAAAGTCCATTGATTGGAGATACTTATTAATCAGTTGATTGAATACTGGAATATATTTTTTAATGATCTGACTTTTGATTCCACTATCTTTGAGGAGAGAAGATACTACTTGATACTCATCAATTTTTTTACTGATGTCTGAGCAATCAACTTTGGTTTTTTCATATTCTTCCGCCACCTCTTTCATGTAAATTGTTTCCTTATCAATATTTGGTGTTATCTCTTGCAGTTTAATAATTTCATCTTGAATGCGAAGATTTTCAAACTCCAATCTAACATAATCTCTATCAAGAGTAGAAAGATTACTGGTCATTTCTTTTAATTGCATTGACTGATCAGAGATCTGAGTAACAATATATGATGCTTCTTTTATATCACTATTAAAAGACTCAATCTCTTTAGCAAGAATCTTTCCTGAGTGGGTCAGAATATCAACTCGATCTTTCTTAAAGTCACCACTAATTTCCTGTGTGCATGTAGGACATACATCATGCCCTTTAAAAAATTTTAGGTCCTTGGCAATTATTTTCAACTCAGACTTTTTATCTGCCTGTCCTTGACGAAACGTTGACAGTGTTTTTACTGCAGAATCATAGTCACCAAGTTTAGTTTCAATGATATCAATTTCTTTCTCTACACAACTTTTATCTTCATACACCTTCTGCATTAAGATAAGATTCTCTTCATACTTTTTCCTTTTCTCTTCTTGACGATTCTCATTCACTTCTTGAAGAGATGAAATGAGTTTTGTTTGTGCAGAAACTTTACCCTCAGCAAGCGTCAGCAGGTGATCGCAGTCTCTACTTTGTATTTGTGCTGATCTAATCTTATCTTTAAGCAGCGTATTCATGTTGGAGAAGATTCCAATATCTAGAAGATCTTCGACAACTTCTCTTCGATGAGCAGCAGGTAACTGCATAAAAGGCACAAAGGTGCTACTTCCAAGAATAACAACCTGAGTGAAAGACTTGTAGTTAAGTTTAAGTATGCTCTGCTCAAGGTATTTCTGAGTGTCCTTAGTAGCAGCATCTTGGTCGATAAATTTATTATTTTTATAAACTTCAAATAAATTTGGTTTGATACCACGAAAAACTCGGTAGTCATCTTTACCAATAGTAAAGGAAACCTCAACTTTCAAACCCTTCTCGTTAATAGAGTTTACAAGTTGAGGTTTATTAATTTTACGAAAGGGTTTATTAAACAGTGCAAAGCACAACGCATCTAATATTGTAGACTTGCCAGCACCATTACCTCCAATAATTAGAGTGGAGTTGGATTCATCTAGTTTGATTTCAGTCCACTGATCACCTGTCGAAAGAAAATTCTTCCAACGAATACTCTCAAATAAAATCATAGTTGTGGTGGTGGTACAACAAAGTCGTTGTTGGTAATTACGGTGTAGAAGTATCCATAGTTATCACAGTTTTGTGATACTGTGCTAACGTCAACTTCAGAAATTTCTAATTCATTATCAAAACCTTCTGCTTCTAAAAGAGTCCAATACCTTTCTGCATCTTCAGAATCTTCAAATATTTGTACAGTCTTAACTCGATCTTTATTATAAACAGCGTAGACACCACCTGTAGATTTATCTGTAAGAATAAACATTAGATTTCGCATGCTTCGATATAAAGTGATCTCATGATGTTCTTCACACTATTAGAATCAACCTTTAAATCAATATCGTCTATGTATTTATCCAGTAGTGTCATAGTATCTTCAGTTTCCATGACTTCGGATTTCCCTAATTCTACGCTAAGATCTTCAATAATTTTTAGATCTGCAAGACCAATAGATTGTAGTTGCGAAACTGTATAATCAAATTTGGCATAGTCACCCTTATCTTCAACGATGAGTTTTACAAATGTGCCCTCTAGATTTTTAGGAATTTCAACTCCATTATTATAATGCAGTTTATGAAACATGTCAAAGGGATTACGATAAAACGTAGTCTTCAAAGTATCGGTATCAAAAATATGGAAACCTCTCTTTGAAGCATAGTCATTCCAATACAATTGATATGGATTACCAAGGTAAGTAATATTACCTTTAGTAGACTTCATGTGATAGTGCCCAGTAAAGACTTTATCAAACTTTGAAAATACAGATGCATCCATACCACTATTCATAACATGACCAGGATGAGCTTCAAACCCATTGAGCTCAAGGTGACCCATACAAACATTAGCGGGAGTGTTTGTAATTTCATCAAACACTACATCTCTATTGTCATCGCAAATCCAAGGAAGAAGAAGTATAGGAAGACCATCAAAATTAATAGTTGTGGGGGAATCATGGATTATAATATTCTCATATTCTCCCAATAGTTGTCTGGGAGCATTAATCCTTAGTGTATTCTTATAATAGATGTCATGATTACCTGTAAGCATATGCATAGTTACTCCCATATCCTCAAGGGGAGTAAACCACATTTCTTTTGCTTCACTCAGAGACATGAAATTAATCGATCTCCTCTTATCAAATGTATCTCCTAAACACAATATGGTGTCGATACCAGATGCCTTGATAAAAGGAATCACTATTTCATTATAGAATTTTTTATAACTATTAATGAATGACTGATTATCGTTTCTTACTCCAAAGTGTTGGTCGGTAATCAGCAGTATCTTCATCGTTTAGAATTAATAGAAATACGAGATTTCATTTGATTATACTCGGATCCTCCTTCCCCGTCAACTGAAAAGACTTCATCATATCCAGATTTCTCAAGGATCTTATCTTTAATTTCCATCTGTCTTTTTTCTTTCTGGATCCTTCTCAGGAATGCATAGTACACAATCTGTGTGAAGTATGCAAACGGATTCTTGCTCTTGGCAGGATCAAAGTTGTCAATGTATTGAATACAATTTTCTATACCATCACAAATCATATCATCTTTATACATGTAATTGATAAAGTTTGGTCTGTATGATAAGTGTGTAGCAATTTTTAAAAAACAACTACCAATATAATTTCCCACTCTAGGTTTTGGCAGACCCTTGATTTGTGCAATTTCGACATTATCTCGATACTTCATTAAAGCAGCAAGAAAATCTTGGTTGTTTACATAGTGTTGTTTTTTAGAAGGTTTCATTTGGGTTTTGCATTGTTTATATTATAACACACTTGACAAGATTGTCAATTCTCTGTAGAATAACACTGTCAGGGTTGAGAAGGATTCTTATATATCTTTTCTAATAATCTTCTAGCATCATCGATCTTACCCAGATACCCCATGTCTGGATCTAGGTCGATTTTTTGTTTCTCTAAAACTTCTGCGGGATTTTTTCCTGTGAGATATGCTTCATACATGAAAGTAAATTCTTTAGACAATGATGCTAAAGACATGATATCTTTTTCTTGGAGGATAAAGAAATCCTCATTACTCATTTGCATCCAATGAGAGAATCCCATTCCCTTTACAACTTTACCTTCATCCAATTCTTTAGTAAAAATTTCAATGACTACAGGATTGCTCATATAAACAAGAGTTTGTCCCTGATCTTCAGAAAGTATTGCCTTAGCAACAATCTCCTCACCACTTATCAGTTTAAATAATCCGTAAAATTCTTCGTCGTGTTTTGCGTAATTAATCATAAGCCTTTACTTTTACATCTATGATTTCATAATTAAATTTTTCTTCGTTATATACCTTGATCCTTTCCATCATGTGATTGAGAGTATAGTTATTACCTCTATCAGTAGAAATGTCATCCGCTATATCATATAATGTTGCTTGTGATTTATTTTCTCCCTTCCTTAAGACACGACCAATAGACTGTAGGTTGCGTATTCTGGACTTTGAAGGTGAAGCGAAAATAACGTTGTGTAATCTCTTGATGTTGATGCCAGTTGAGAATGTGCCGTAGGATGCAACAATAATTGCGTTGTCTGATTTTTCAGTCAAAGCGCGAATGTCTTCTCGGTCATCTACATCAACACCCCCATGCACCAAATGCACAGGTCTATCTGTGTAACTATTTATCATCTCGTAAAGGGGGATCCCGTGACGCTCTACATAGTTGAAAAGGACTAAAGTATTTCCTTTTAGATCACATGTAAGATTGCGGATAAATTTATTTCTACCTTCATGATCTATAAGGTAATCAATTTCATCTTGGTATCCTTCAAACAGTTTCTCTTCATGCTTGATTAAAACAATCTTTACTTTTAATTTAGCAACGTATCCTGCCTTCATTAACTCGTTAGTTCTCGTTACTTGAGAGCACCTACCAAATACACCTTCTAAAACCAACTGATTGACATTTGCACCATCTAGTGTGCCTGTAAATCCAATACGATATTTACATTCATGCAACTTACCCATCAGAGACGTAAGAGATTTAGCTTTGAAAAGGTGTGCCTCGTCACCGATAACTACATCGAACCTGTCAAACCACTTACGCGGTTCCTTATAGACAGATTGCCAAGTGGTAATTACCACCTGATGATTCGTGTATTTTTCTGCCCCCGCATATATTTTGTGGCAGTATTCGGACGCCATCCATCCATATTCCTCAAAGTCCTTATACATCTGCTCCACGAGAGAGGTAGTGGGAACTACAATCAAAATTGATCTATTGACATTGACATGGAATCTTACCAATGCGTAAATCATTAACGACTTACCTGATGCTGTTGGTGATAACAGGAGTCTCCTATTATATTTTAACGCCTCATAGATTGCTTTATACTGATAATCACGTACCTTTAAGGATGAGGGTAAGCGCAAAGATTTTACAAACCCCGCTACCGATACTGGAGTGATCATTCCATTTTCACTTAATGGATGACCAAAATATTTACACTCCTCCATCTCATATTTGTATCCTCTTTTGTCTGCCCAATCCAAGAGATAGTCAATGAGTCCTACATAAATCTCTCCTGTGCCTGGAGAATACAATCTAATTTTTCCATCCCAACCTTTATATCTTTTATTTTTCTGCATGAATTTTGCAGACTCTACTTCAAAAGTAAAGAAATCTGATAACTCATAATTGATATGTGGTTCTGCTTCGACCTTTAAATATACTTCATTCTTCTTTCGGATTTTCAAATCAAACATAAGGCGGACCATAAAACCATGATACAAGAGATTTTCTATGTCCAGTAGTTACAGGTCTTACCCTATGCCACTGATTTGATAGAAAAAAGACTGCGGAGTAAGTCTTAGGTTTAATGGTAATAAACCTTTCTTTTTCCCCTGGTTTATATATCTCCAAATCAAACTCCCCTCCTTCGTAGTCTTCGTTGAGAAAGAGAGACATGCTAATCTTACGTACAACACCATTCATTACCTTTGGGTGTTGATCTATATGCCAATCATAAAACCCGCCTTCACCATAAGATCCAAACTGCACAGGTTCTACACCAGTAATGTTTAGATTCCAATTTGCTTGCCTATTAATTTGTTTTACCATACGCAAAAGCATGATCATAAGATTTTTATCTTTGACCCATGCCACGTCGGTCATTCTTTTTGTGCCAGTTTTTTGATTATATAATCTTCCGTTTTCCCATTCTAATGTGGCAGATGTAATTGCTTTCTGGACCGTTGCTATTGAGTCGCGATTAAAATCAACTTGCTTATAATAGAAACCGTAATTCATTAAAACCCATTCTTAAATTTCTCCCACTCAATGGCATTTTTAATTTGAAATGTCCTGTTGTTAATTTGTTTCAGTACACTTTCAAGAAACACTAGAGTCTGCTCTATGTATGCGATCTTATAATGAAGTTTTTTGATGTCTTCATCCGCATCAATAAACATCATGATCTCTTCTTTAGTTGTAAGTTTGAGGTCAAATGGCATCTCTTTGTATATGGTAGATGGTGCCTTACCTTTGTAATACAACCATTTGTCTCTGACAAGTTGATTCAATTCAAACTCTCTTTCTTTTTTCATAAGAGAATATGTATTGAAAAACTCCATGTATCTCATATGGAGTTGTGGGACTTTTGTAGATTCTTCGCAGTAAAGATCAGTGTCAATAACACTATCCTTTTTCCACATCTCCTGAAGTTTTTCTAGATTCATAACGATACTTAAGTGCTTGTAAATTCCATCCTTGTGCTAAACTCTTGGGTCCATTCTCTAGAAATTTTCTTTCTCTAGGAGTGAGCACCCAATTGTCAAGCATGTCTTGTCTCCATTCTATCATCTTCTTGTCCGACTGTTAACATTTCTGATTTCATATAAAGTATATTTAAAAGTTGCCGAAGAGGTGAAAAATTCATTATCACTTCCAGTTACATCAAATGAAAGTGTAGATAGATTAGTCGGCCATAAAGATTTAAATACCACATCAAAGTTGGCGTTATTGTTATTGTTTAAAATCGTTAGTGATGCATCAGAGTAACGATACTCAGTATTCAAACCACGACCAGGATCCCTGGCAGATTTAAATGCAACACGATCATCAATACTTTGTGGGGTGCCTAGAGCACGAATCCAGTTATGCAACTGCATATAATTTTCTAGATTTTCATCCACAATAAAATCAATCGTAAGCTCCCCATACTGAACGTTTCCTTCAGTAGGAATAGGCACCATACCTCTAGTTGGAATATCAACGTTTCCTAAGGTTATATCTGGAATTGCTGCACGTTGACACAAAAATGAAACCTTCTTTGCTTTCTCCAATACAAAGATAAATCCAATTGGTGAAAGGAAATTTCTATTTGTTAACTGCTCGTTATACCAGTTTGCCATTCAACTGTTTTATTCATCAATAGTATTTAGATAAAAAAAAGGAGGGACCTAAGTCCCTCATCACTTCCTCCACACGGAAAGAATATTTATCTACATAAGCACTTCTCTACAGATTCTTTTACATGATGCTTGATGTGTATCGTCGCACTCGATTAAACATTCATAGTAATCGTTTATTTTTTCTAATTCTGTGGAATCCTCAACATGTTTCCATTCATATAATTGATTTCTAGAAGCGAGGGTATTCATAGTTTTTTCTGTTTGTAACTGCGATTCATAATGAAATTCAAATTTGGATTCATTTGATGACCCCGTAATTCTATACTATCTAGGTTAGTTTGTTAGGAAATACTGACTTAATGCAACGAATATTATTGCCTACTAGTTTATACTTAAGCATAAAAAAAGGACCCCGAAGGGTCCAGTAGTTGTGTATCCTGATGGATCACATAAGGTTTGCAACCTGCACACGACGGTAGTACTTGTTGGCGTTGACGGTAAGTGCGCCACTGCCTTGGGTAAGACCACCAGAGAAAGGATTGGAGACCATGCCGTAGCGAGTCTTGAATCCAATTTTTGGTTGGAAGGTGTCAGGGTTGATCGCTCTGAC